GGCTACCGATCAATCAAGCGTCAGAGAGAGCGAAGTGATCTGGAAGGTGTCGCCAGCAGTGACCGAAGCCGAAGCGGAGAGAGCGCCGTACCAGAGGCAGTTGCCAGCGGACGAAGCATCCCAAGCCGACCAGTGGGTGTACGTCTCGGTGGTGGACACATTCGTCCACTCAACCGTGGCCGAGGTCGTGATCGAACCCGAGGAAGCCGCACCGAACGAAGCGACCTTGCGAGTCGTCTCGGTAGCACCATTGGCTGAACCGGCCTCGCCGGGGTCGCCCGTGTGCAACTGAAGGTAGAAGGCGCTCGGGGCAGTGAAGGACGTGGTGCCCGTCACATGATCCAGAAGTTTCAGTTCGGCGTAGTTGCTAATCGACATGGTTCGTTACCTCTTGGGGGATGGTAACCCACACCGAACTTGTGAGGGAAGGGCTATGAGGAAGTAGCCTGCTCTCGCTTCGGAATGGGGCGCTTCTTGGGAGCAACCTTGCGGGCCTGCTCCTTGGAGAGTTCGATGATGCGGATGCCATCGGCGTTCTCGTCCGGTACCTCGGCACCATGAGGGAGAGCGTCGACATAGCGGTTCTGCACCAGCGAAGTCAGATGAGTCCAGCCGGTCACGTCTACGACTTCGCCACGCACGAACGCCCTGTCACCCTTGAATGGGCGCAGGACGACGTACCACTTCGTCGGAGGGCGGACGGCTTCGATGAGGGGATCGGACACTTAGGTCACTCCTTCACTTGTCGGGTGTGGAATCAGGTGAGGTCGACCCACAGATAGTCGAAGTCGACGGCGGCGTTGTCGATGGCTCCACCAGTCGCATTGACGGCGTAGACCGTGACCGTGTTGGCCGCAGTCACCGCCGCACCAGCGAAGGCGAGGCCAGCGGTCAGTGCACCGGGGTTGAGGACAACGATGTCGCCATCCGCAACTCCGGTGACCGTGACCGTCTTCGATCCCGTCGTGTTCGCACTGATGGAGCCGAAGTCCACCGACACCGTGCCCGAGGCAATCTTGACAATATCGGAACCCGAGCCGACGTTGAGTCCGCCGAAGAGTCCCTTGCCTTTGGTAAGTCGGTTAGCCATGTTGACTCCTTATCAGGCGACGCAGGCGGAGAAGAAGTACCCAAGGTCAGTCGAAACGACCTTGTAGTCCCACGCCATCTGCGCTTCGATGCGATCCGCACGGAGTTCCGGCATACGGAACCGGCTGATGCCGATGTTCTGGCCCATGCCGTCCGAGACACCCCGCCATGCGAACTGGTAGCCCGCCGAGGGGGTCAGAAGTCCCGGCGACGGAGCGACGTAGTAGAGGGCGGCGTTCTTGCCGTGAATCTGAGCGAACGAATCCGCCGCACCCTCGGCACCCGAGTTCTTGATGCCCCGAGTGACGAGCACTCGGTCGACACCGAAGAGGCGGCTGAGGATGCCCTCAGCGGGAACCTCGGACGAGGTGTACTTGATGCGGTCAACGATGTCGGGGTGGTGCCGCAACTGGCGGAAGACATCGTATCCGAGAACCAGCGTGTTGGGCATGAAGCCGGTGTTGGTGAGCATCGTGCTCTTACCGGTTTCGATGTCCTCAATCGGGTCCGACGAGGTGTAGTTCGACCAGACCGTGAAGTCCGAACCACCGACGACATCGGTGTCCCAAATGCCGGTCGTGAAGTAGTTGGTGTTCCAGTCGATCTCCTGACGGAGAAGCATACGCTGGGTCACGAAGGTCGTGGCATCCCGGTCGGGGTTGAGCGGGTTGTCGGCGTTCGCCCGCACCTGATCGTCAACGTCCTTGTGGAAGGCGTAGACCGAGGTGCTGTAGGTGTCGGTCGACAGGCTGTAGCCCGAGCCAGCGGACTCCGTGGACGGGGCACGCAACTGCGCCTCATCCCGGAACCAGTCGCCCTTGGTGTACTTGAAGTACTTGTCGGACTGCTTCTCAACCGGAACGGAAGGAAAGACCTGATTGGCAATGAAGTTGCCTTGATCTTGGATGTAGGCGACCGAGATGTTGGTCAGGATCGCATCGACATGAACGTCGTTGGTAGTGGGCTGAGGCATCTCTGACTCCTAATCAGGCGGCTCGGTGCGGGTTCGCACAGTTGACGAGGGCGGTCCCGATGACACCAGCGGCTCCGGTGGCGGTCATCATCTGACCGACAACGTAGTTGGTGGTGTCCGTGCCGGGGGTCTTGGCATCGGCTTGGCCGTCAGCGGAGGTGCCGATGAGGTCACCTTCGTTGAGGGCGGCATCCGAACTGATCTTCGTGACTCCGGTGACGACGATCTCGCAGGTCTGGCCAGCGGTCGGGTCGTTCTGGAGAACGCCAATGGGAACGTCGGTTGCACCGGAGCAGGCGGCGGCCTTGCCGTTGCTGTCCACCTTGACGAAGTGGTACTGCTTGGCCGAAAGATCAGCCGCCGCTTCCAGTGTGATCTTGAGGGGCTGTGAAGCCTTGTATGCCATGTCAGTTACCTCGCAGGTACTCGTTGTAGAGGGAAGGGTTCGCATCGACGGCCTTGGCGACCGCCTGCTCATGCGTCAAGCCGGGGTTCGCCTCAATGAGACGAGCCGCCGCCTTGTTGATCTCGCCAGTCGGACCATCGTTGTCGAAAGCCGAAGCCTTGCCCAACTCAGCGAAAAGGTTGCCGGTGCTGATGCCCTCGTTAGCGGCAGTGAGCACGGTCATCAGGGTGTCGAAGGTGGCCTCATCGACGGCCTCAGCGACCGACTTGAGCACCTTGCCGAACGCCTCGGCCTCGGCGGGGAGGGCGGAGAGTTCCGCCGCCTTGCCGATGAACTCCCGCTCAAGGCGGAAGTCACGCTCGGCCTTGGCGATCTTCTCAGCGGCGGCGGCCCGATCCTCGGCGGCCTTGACGATGGCGACGATCTGCGGGTCAGCCGACTTGAGGATGTCAGTGTCGACCGCCTCGGACTCTTCGGCGGCGAACTTCTCCAACTGGTCCGACATCTCGGAGTTGGCGGCCTCCAGAGCCTCAATGTACTCGTAGACCTCGGAGGGAAGGTCGATCACGTCGTCCTTCTTCATCTTCTTGGAGCCGTACATCTTGTCCATGTCGTCTTCCTCGTCTTCCTCGTCGTCCATCGCAGGAGGCATCTTCGCCTTCTTCATCTCGTCCTCGTCCTCGTCATCCTCGGACTCGTCGTCAATGCCGAAACGACGCTTGAGTTCCTCGGGCATCTTGTCGCCCTTGGCCTTCTCAACCTCGTTCTGCTGTTCGTTCTCTGAAGTCATGTGCTCCTGCTCCGGTGTGTCGCTCTTGAACAAGACGACCTTGCTCAACTGGTTGGCTGGACGAGTGACGAGACTGATCTCGTCAAACTCCATGTCCGTAAGGCGGTTGCCGTTGGTAGCCATTGCCATCGAACAGTAACGACCCGCTTATTGCCGCATCAAGAGTTCTTGCGAGATTCTTTCTCGCTCTTTCCGACGGGCTTGAGCGCCATGATGCGCTCCACAATCTTGGGCAACGAACTCTCGTCCAGCATCTCGCCGGGGACGAACATCACGCCCTTATCGCCATCGGCCTTACCCACGTTGGTGGCCATGTCGGTTGCCGCCGTCTCGGCGTAGCCAGTGGCATCGGTCAGGTTGAGCGGGATGTACTTCAAGTCACCCTCCTTGTCGGGAGCACGGTAGTAAGTCGTGAATGTGGACAGGTCGAATATGCCGATCTGATCGTTGGCTCGGCCAAGGTCGGCGGCGGACTCAAGTGACGGCATGACGACGGAGACATCTAAGTAGATGTAGTCGACACCCTTCTCCGTCTCCCGCCATGCACCGAGGTGGTGGCGAGGCTGGGCCAAGAGTTCGGCGTGGTCCCGTGCGTACTGGCGAATCGACTCTTCACTGAACTCATCGGCCCGAACTTTGCGCTCGTTCTCCTTGCCGACTGCTACGGCCACACCTTTGCTTCGCATCTCGCTTCGCTTCGGGTTGAACGTGAACCCACCGTCCCGAGCCATCGCCGCCAACTGCTTGGCACGCTTACTAGCGGCCTCGGTGAGTCGCCTCATCTTCGGCTTAGTTCCACCGCCCGTGGCAGTCTTTCGTCGGCCATGCGTCTTCTGGTCGTGAGAGGCGTGCTTCTTCACGTTCTCGTACCGCTCAAGAAGACGGCGACCCTTGGCGGCCAACTTCGCCGCATCGCTTCGGTTCTTGGGAACTGGCTCGCCCCATGCGGCGGCGGCCAGAGCAAGACGAGTCGGCTCACCCTTGTCGTTCTGTAATGGGCCAGATGGGTTGGTGTAGAAGCGAGTGAGAAATGAACCCTTGCGGCGCATCTTCTCGGGGGTATCGGCCTTGCCCTTGACTCCCGGCTTCAGGTTCGCCCCTTCCTTACGCTTGAAGTGCGCTCGGCCTGCGGCGGTGAGTCCACCCTTCGGGTCTTTGATCGGCTCTTTCTTGCTCATGTCTTGAACTCCCGAGATTCCACGCTTCTTCTTCCGCCTCTTCTTTGACCCCATCACTGAGGCGACATGCACCGAGTTGACAGTGGGGTTGTCCTTCTTGACCTTCTTGAACGCCGCACGGATGTCGGACCAGAACTGTGGGTCGTCATTCTCTAGCCCAGCGGGGTCTTCGACCATCCAGCGGTTGATGACTTCACGGGCGGCCCTACTGCCACCGTCGCTCTTGGCGTACTGGTTGTAGAAGAGTTGCTCGGTATCTTTCCTGCCGTTCCAAGAGATGTTGCCGTTCTTTAGGAAGTCAGCGAAGTTGTCATCCACGGCAACTACTTCTAGCGGGTCTGCCCAATACCCTCCGTACATGGCATCTCGGATGTCTTGCTCAATATCTACGAGCGTCATCTCGTCCATGCCGACGTAGAGAATCTTCTCCCTCAGGCCATCGGCAGTTGCGTCGCTCATGGAGGCATCGAACAATGGCCTAAGTGAGTCGGCGGCATCTACGGCAGAATCCACGTCGTCAATGTCTGCCACAACAGACTCAACGTATGAGGTGAAGAGAAACACGGGGTCTTCAGGCTGGTAGCCGTATCTAAGCCAAGTGTACGCACCGTTGTATCCAGCACGGCTTGACTGTGCGGTGACGTGCATCTCGTAAAGACCGGCTCGGTTGTATTGGTCTTCCCAATGCCGCAAGATTGTGGAGCCTAAACCTTGGCCTTGGTATTCACTGTTGATTGAGAAACTGGAGTTGCCTGCATAGCCAGAATCAAAGTCAAGATAGCGGTCGAACCTGCCAGCAGTCTCGCCATCGACCATCACACTGCCCACGACTCTCATGCTGTAAGAAGTGGCACGAACATCGGCAACTCTAACTTCGACCAGTCTGCCGTCATCAAGTTCGATGTCCATATCAAAGATAGACCTAGCGACCTCTAGGTCTTCTTCTTCTGTTGTCTCTGAGAGATCGCCAGCGGGTTTCGGTACTGGGGCGGTGTCTTTGACTGTGCCAATGCCCACCTTGTACTCAGCCTGCTTTGGCTTGGCGTATGGCTCATCAGTAAAGAACGACAACTGCCCCTCGGTTGTGTTGGGGCTGTACTGGTGCCCCTCTAGTTCAGTGCCCCGAGCCGCTTCACGAACTGCACTGAGGCCGGTGCCTGTCTTCCTCCGCCCGTGGGTGGTCTGGTCGTGAGCAGTGCCGAGGTGCTTGGCGACCGATTCTGAACTCGGCTCGTAGCCCCACGTTCCCGAGATCAGATACCAGACGACCTCGCCGTGAGCATCGACCCACCCGTCGCTCGTCTTGCGTTGCTCCACGATGGTCTTGTTCGCATCGGAGAACCGGTACTCAGCCACCACGTTGTCGTTGTCGTCAAGGCGCTTGATAGTTCGGTACGCCACCTTGGCCATTGCCACGAAACTCTCGCTGATCTGTTCGCCAATCTCCAGCGCTCCACTCGGGGTGTTGACCTGCGCCCAAAGACGAACCATGCGGTTGTAGTAGGTGTACCGCTTCTTGGTGTCTGCCTCTTCTCGGTACAGGTCGTAAATCTTGTGGCTCTTGTTCTTCGTCTCAATCGACTCAGGGGTGTGGAACTGCAACTCAAACTTGAAGCCAGCGGGGTGCTTCATCTTGATGTTGATGCCGTCGTAGGGATCGCCCTTCGGCCAGAAGTTCTTGATGCGGTCGAACTCAATGCCGTCTGCACGAAGATCGTCCAGCACCTTCCAGATGGTGTCGGAATACTTGCCCTCTTCGACTACGCCCGTGTAGCGGATGATGTCGTTCATGCCCTCGGCAACTTCGGCCCGAAACTGCCCCTTCTCTGCTGAGTCAGCGTCAATCTTGCGAGCGATGGACTTCTCAGTCTTGACTCTGAACTTCAAGCCATAGGCATTAGCCCCATGCCTCTCTAGGCTCCGCATCAGGCTGTCGGTGAGTTGCGGCTCATGCTCCATCCGACTGGCTCGGACGCTGGCGGCCAACTGGCGTGCCTCGGCGCTGTACTTACCCTCGGTGTCTTTCTCGTTGTCGACGGTGGGGTACTTGCCACCAACCGCAACTTTCCGTCGCCCGTGGGTCTGTTGGTCATGCTGGGTGCCGAAGTGCTTCGTGAGTTGCTTGGGCACCTTCTTCCCCGGCTCACTGATAGTTGAGAAGATGGCGGCGAGTTTGTCAGTCATCGCTACCTCCAAGGTTGGCCTTCTGGCGAATCTCGACCTCTGCGTACCAGTCGTTGCCATACGGGGCATCATGCCACGGACCCATGTTCATGTTTGCCGCCCACTTCTTCCTAAACTCATCGAAGTTGTACTTGACTGCCGCCTCGGCGGAGAAACCACGCTCCCACTCGTCCGGTGAGAACCAGAGATCAAGAACGGGATCGAAGATCGTGCCGTCTGCCAACTCCACCCAAGCATGAGGGATGCGCCCGAACGGCGATCCCGGCCCGTGGATAGAGCCGTGGACAAGTTGGTGGCCTTCGTCATCGCTACCGATCTTGTTCAACGTCTTCCACGACAACTCGTAGCAACGAGTCAGGCGCTCATCGAATGTCTCTGGTCCCTGCCACTTGCTCAAAGCCTTCGGGCGCTCTTCCATTGCCGCCCGAATCTGAGCACCCATAAGAACCGACTGGAAGTCCTCGGCACTGGCTGGTCCCTTGGAACTCCCCGCTGTCTTCCGTCGACCGTGAGTTGACTGGTCGTGTTCGACATGCTTGGCCAGACCGACACTGCCCTTGGCCACCGTCTTGTATTTGCCGCCTCGGCGCTTGTACTCCTGCACCAGCCAGCCGTTCGCATAGGCCGAGGGGTAGACATCGAACTTTCGCTTGGCCGCCGCCTTGACCTCGGCGTACAACTTGGGGTTAGTTGGGACGTTCTTCTTCTCCACCTTGGTCTTGACGTTGATGGGCTTCTTGCCCTCCCGCCGTTCGGTGGACTCGGCCCGACGCTTACGACTCACTGCCGACTTGATCTCAGCCTCGGTCATCTTCGCCGCACGGGAGGCAGGCACACACTTCGGGTACTTGCCCTCGTCGGCATCCTTACGACCACACGGCTCAAAGCCGCCACCCTCCTTGGGGCGTGAGATGTCAACCCACTGTTCCTTGAACCAACGAGTCAGGCCACCAGTAGCCATGTGTTAGTCCCTGTCTCGGTCGCCGGGATTGAGTCCTCTGTAGACGACGGCACTCTGCGTTGCAACGTCCGCAAGATAATCACGGAGTTCACGGCTTCCTTGATCCATCCATCCCCACGCCTGACCGTACAAGTCCCTGCGCTGGTTGTTCTGAATGTGCCTAACAACCTTCTCCAAAGCATGAAAGTGGCGAGCCGCAAACTCACGGTGGTCACCCTTCCAGCGGCGTGATTGCTCAACCTTGCTCGTCCCCGGCATCGGATCACGGGTGGGCTTGTCTCTGTCAACAAACTTCCACCGTCTCGGTATGCCTTTGTAGGGCGACGGTTGGGGGTTGAAGTAGAGCGTGGTGGCAAACTCCTTCCAGTAGACCTCGGTGATCTCATCGTCGTCCAAGTCAAGTATTTCTTCCTGCGCCTTCTTGGCCTTGTCGATCACGGCCCTCGGCTTGATGAACGGATTAGTGACTCGCTCCATCAGGCTGGGCTGAGTGGTCAGTGTGATCTCGGGCCTCTTGGGTGCAAGCACCAGATTCTTGGAGTCCAGCCGTCCCCTGAGCACCATCTCGGTCCCCGCCGTCTTACGACGACCGTGGGTCTTCTGGTCGTGTTCGGCGTGCTTGATGAGTTCGATGCGATGGCGTTGCGCCTTGGCGAGCAACTCCAGATAGCGGGGCGTGGTGTACATCAGCCGTCCTTGAAGGATGCGGTCTTGATGCCGAACTCATCAGCCCACTTGCTCGCCTCCTTGAGCACGTCCATGATGTCCATGTCGACCATCTGCACGTTCATCGTGCGGTCACCCAGTTTCCCGTCGCTCGCATCACGGCCAACAACGGCGGCCCAGCGGTGGTGGCCGTCGATGACGTAACCGTCACGGGACACGAAGATCGGGCGCTCCGAGGGATCGAAGTCCTTGGCGAGCATCATCCCCGCCACCTTGGCACCGATCAACTCGGTCTGTGTTGCCTTGAGTTGTGCGGCGGGAACCTTGGTGCGCTTGACCTCAATCTTCTTGCCCTCAAGGTGGCTGATGAACGCATCGGTCCCGTCGACCTCGCCGTCCTTGTTCTTAGGCAACTTGTCGGCCTTGGTGCCGGGACGGGTCTTACCGCCGATCTGCGGCATGTCGCCTCGGGGGATGCCCTTGTTCGCCCCGCAGAACAAGTTGGTGCCGGGGACCGTGACCTTGCAGAGATCAAGGTTCTTGGCCTTCTTGCCCGCCGCCTTCATCGCCTGAACTTCCTTGTGGAACTCTTCTAGGAAGACCGCCACTTCTTTCGGGTTCTTCAGGGAGACTTTCTTGCCGCTCTTCGCTCGCTCCAACGCACTGGCAACTGAGGCAGGGCGCTCGGGCTTGGCAGGCTTCTTCTTTGGTGCACCCTTGTCCTTAGCGGGCTTCTTGCCACCGGACTTCGTTCCCTGCCCCGGCTTACCTCCGGTCCACTGATTGCCACGGAACGGGTGGCCGGGGAAGTCGCCCTTCTCCATGCGGCGCTGTTCAGAGAGAGCGATGGCCATAGCCTGCTTGCGACTCTTGACCGGCTTCCCCGAGGACGACTTGAGTTCGCCCCGCTCAAACTCCCGCATCACTTGGGAAACCTTCTTGGTGCCCTTGACCTTCTTGGCCTTCTGCGCCTTGGTGAGCAGAGTGAAGAGGCGCTTGCTCACGGGAGTTCCGGTGGGCTTGGCAGAGCCTCCGCACCCGCAGTCCGACTTGCCGACTTCCTTGGAGGCGGCCTCATGCGCCTCGTTCAGAGTTGCGCCCTGCTTCATGCGCTGGCGCATGGCCTTCATGTGCTTGGCCGAGTGGTGCTGGCTGTGCTCCTTGAGTGCCTCTTCCTCGTCGGGCGAGATGGCACGCTTCTCAACCTCGGTGAACTCGCCGTCCTTCAGGATGCCCTGTTGGCGCTGTCCGGTGCCATGCACCGAGAAGCCCATGTAGTCGCCCTTCTTGACCTGATCCCACACACGGTCGTCGTTGACTCGGAAGCCGATCCACCAGCCAACGGGGACGACTCCCTCGGGGATACCGAGGGCGGCCTGCTTCTCCTTGGAGAGTACGACGGACTCCACCATCGTGGAGACACCCTTGCGGACGTGCATCTCACCGCCGTCCCGTGAGTGGAGGACGTAGGTGTACGCCGCTTTCTCCAACTCTTCCTCGTCGTCAATGTAATCGTCTTGCCGGTCCAGCAGTACCCGACCGTCGACATCCTTGATGATGGAAGCCCAACCGAAGACGAGCCGCTTGTCGTCATCAATCTTCGTGATAACGCCTTTGGCGACGTGATCGTTCATCTTGTTCCTCTACAGAGTCAGTCCAGTTCCCCGATAATAGGCCAGTCTGCACTACCCCTGCCAAGGGTCGGTGTCAATGGTGTCAATGACGGTGAGTTCCCGCACCATCTGGTTCGGGACGTGGATGATGTGGTCCGCAATGTCCCCGCCCACGCTCTGCGCTATCGACACATGCCCCGGCTTGACGTGGGGCAGGAGTATCCCAATCGACATGACATGGAATGGATCAGGGTCGATGTCATCGACGCAGACCCATGACCCTGCCATGTCGGCATGAGCGTCCTGCCAGATCAGGACGACGATCTGGTACGGCTTAGTCTTCTTCGCCATACACACCACTCGTAGCGGCGACCAGATCGGCGGCGGCCATTCGGAGCATCCCAAGAAGCACCCAAGGTGGAGTGTCAGTGCTACAGGCGATGTGCAGTGTTTCGCTACCGTCAGGGCGTAGCCCCGCCACAATGGTAACTCCGTGGTGCGGAACCATCTCGGGCCAGAGAGTTGACCCGATGTAGGGCATCATCTCATCAGGCGAAACATGGGCCGTGTAGGACATGGCGACACGGTAGCCCACCACATTGGTAGGCGATAGAGGTGCCTATCGCTCGTTGAAGAACTGCACTTCGTCCCAGCGCTCAAACTCGCCTTCATCTGGCCACCCTTCACGCTCAGACTGGGAGCCGACGAATGTGATGACTGGCCACTCAGAGTCGGGCTGGAACTGACGATAGGTGTAGTCAACTTCCCACACCTCATAGGCAATGCCGCCCGTCTCTCTGTCGGGGACCGGGACTTTGATCTGGCCGTACACATGGGTCTGATCTCTAGCGATGCGAACAGGGTCACCCGTAAAGGCATCGTCAAGTTTGGGGTACTGCTCTTCGGCAATGACTCCCGGCTTTGCCCCACGGACATACACAGACCGGTAGCCCCAGTCGGGCCGCAACTCTGAGACAGACTTGTTGAGGAAGTTCTCGGCTTGTATGCACCGGCCCTTGCAGTCCAGCGGGTTCTTCATCCCCGCCAGAGTTTCAGAGATTCTCCTGTCGCTGAGTAGGTCGACAATCCTTGCCTCACCATCTCCAGCCGTCTTCCGTCGACCGTGAGTCAACTGGTCATGCCCACTAGGGAGGTGTTTGGAGACGTTGCCGAAGGCATTACGAACGGCTTGCCAGAACTCGGGATCGTCGTTCTCAACGGCGGCGGGGTTCTTGATGTTCCACTCTCGCAGAACTTGGGCAACAGTCTTCTGCGCCTTAGCCACGTCATCCTCAAGGCGCTCTGTTGACTTGGACCCATACCATCGGGCCGAACTCATCAGGTAATCTCTGAACGACTCGTCTTCAGCCGCCAACCGAAGTAGCGGCTCTGCGCTATCCGTTGAGGTTTCAGTCACCAGCCTTGCGAACCGCCGTCTGACTTCAGGATCATCGACGTTATTGGATGATTCTTCTATCAAGAACTCAAGGTCGTCACTTATGTCAAACGCTTCTGCCACTGGGCGCAAGTGCTCTTCAAGGAAGTTGTCAATGAAGCCGGGGTTGTTGGTGTTGCTGGAATACCACGCTTCAATCAAGTCACGCCCTACACCAGAATCAGGCTTGTACCCATACTTGAGCCATGTGTAGCCGCCATTTAGCCCGCCGTGCAGGTCGCTGACTGCCTCTGTCCTCATGTAGTCAATCCCGGCTCGGTTCAACTGGTCTTCCCAGTGAAGCGAGAGTGTCGTGCCCAAGCCAGTTCCTTGAAGTGCTTCGCCCAACTTGAAGATGTTGTTCGTTACGTTCCCCTTAGCAGGATCAATAGACCTGTCGAACTGTCCATAAGCACCGCCGGGGGCTATTTCAAGAGTGTCTTGAGAGGCAAGTTGAGTTGTCCAGCCATCTGGCAACACGATCCTTCCGAATATCCGTATCTTGCCGAACGCATAAGGGTCAGGCTCAACCTCTCGGACTTCTGCCACAACTCGCCCGATGTAGGGGTGGTCAAGTTCTACGTTGAAGATGCTTCGGGATGCAATCTCCCACGCATCGTAGTCATCGAACTCAAGGTCTTTGACACTGCCGGGATTCTTAGAAGAATCCGTTACCGTCCACATGCCACGCTTCGACTTGTACGACCAACTGCCATGAGACTTCTGGTCATGCTGGGTGCCGAGGTGCTTGGAGACGTTGGGCCGTAGCCAGTTTCGGTTGCGCTCGTCCTTGTCGATGAGGATGACTTCCTCGGCCTTCCCAACACCCGACTCTTCGGGATTGCCTCCGGTCAACAACTCGTCAACGTCATCAGTGAAGATGCCCACGCCATACGCATCAAGCACGTCAACCTTGTGCTTACTGCCGACTACAACTACCTCGCTCTCACGTCGTTCACCGAAGCCATAGCCTCCCACGCTGTAGATGTACTTGGCTGGCACCAAGTCGTGAAGGATCAAGGAATATGCGTTGTACCACTTCACATCGGTAGTACTGAGCATGTCTTGTCGGGCGAACCTCTTGGCCTGATACAGAGCGCTTGTCCAAGAAGACAGTGGGCTTTCTGCCACATCTGCTTGCACCAGAACTGGCTTCGTGTCGTCGCTCTCCCGCTCAAGTGCGGTGCGGACGGAGGACGGCACGCTCTGTTTCTCGGCCATGATTCCCCTCCACAAGCGGACACGCTCAACTCCTAGTTCTGCCAAGTGGTCTTGTGTCACGTCATAAACTGAGGCGGCTAGGTGCTTCATGAAGAGGCGGAGGTCATCGCTCATTACGCTGAGTGTTTCCTCTGCAACTTCCTTGGAATCCACGCCATACCAGCGTTCGCCTAGATCAAGCCCGTACCAATCTTCAAGTGCTTCTGCCGCCAGTGCCTCAAAGAAAGGTGCAGAGCCGCTGTCGCCCCAATCGCTCATCAAGTTTTCAAGGAACCCCGTAAGTTGCTCTTCGGCAGTTCCCGAGTCCCTCCAGTGGGCTAGCCGAAACCCGCCATACGGTCTGCTGTTGAGTTCTCTTAGTTCGCTAACCGAAGCCTCTAGGTCAGGCACCCCCTCCCGTGAAGTCAAGCGCTGGACGGCACTCTTGGCGTGCTTGTATCGGTCAGAAATAAACCGATAGCCGTCTTTGTAGAGGCTAACGTCTCCCGCCGCCAACTCTTCTTTAGTCCACCTAGCCGCCGTCTTCCTACGTCCGTGAGTCTTCTGGTCATGTGCCGAGCCGAGGTGCTTGGAGAGTGGCGTGGCTCTTACTGATCCATCGAACGCTCGCCAGAGGGCTTCATCCAACTTCAACGTACTCACCTGTCTTCGGGTCGTAAGTAGTCACTTGGCGAACCGTGATCTCCACCAGTTCGTCCTCGGCTCCCTCGTAGTCATAGAACGGTCTGTCGACTGACACGACCTCAAACTCGCCATTCGCCACGATCTCAAACGGGAACCCCTCCCCACCGGGAGTACGACTGACTGTGCTGGGAGAGAGCGTCCCTTGGGCACCGGGTTCAAGGCGGAACAGGACATCTCGCCACTCAATGTTGAACACCGATGCTTCTTCTCGCTCCGCCATTTGTGCCGATGGTGCTTGCGGGCCGCCACGGGTGAACGCCAGCCCGATGTCCCTGTGGCCGCCGAACGATGAAGGGGGCATGACAAACCTGTCACCCTCAGCCATCCGTAAGATTGGACTCTTAGTATCGACAACCATGCCACGGAACCATTCTCGCTCAGATGGCTCTGCTAGGGCAGACGACCTTAGGAGTGCGACCGTGTGTAGCATGTGCTCACCGATGAGTTCGATAGGGCCATCTCCGCTGTACACCCTATCCATTACATTGTCACCAAACTTCTCCTTGTATGGCTCGTCACCTTGCGATGCGTAGTGTCCAATGCCCATCATCGAACTGGCTATTGTCCGCATCACTGATTGCTTCCCGTAATAGAACCACCGGCTCATAGCGTCTTCGGCAATAAACTTGAGGTGCCCATCAATATCTCCACGCCTTACGTCAAGCATGTCATCGTAATACGCATCTAGTTCTGTGATGTCGTACCCGTCCTCACCTGCCATCCAACCAATAGGTGAGACATCGCCCTTGTAGTTGCCATAAGTAATGTCAATGTAAGTGTCGTCTCTAACGGTGTAGGCTTTCGATGCTTTCCTCCGACCGTGGGTCTTCTGGTCGTGCTGAGAGCCGAGGTGCTTGGCCAGCCGAGCCTTGAGCAACCCCGTCTTGATCTTCGACGGGATGCCCTCCCAGTAAGGCGTGCCCTTCCACTCCTTGATGTGCTCGGCTAGTGCTTCGTCGTCCTCAAGCCCGAACTCTTCCCGGTACTTCTTGGCCGTCGTAACCTCGGGGAAGTCGAAGGTCTGCTTCACCCAGTCGGCATTGCGGATGTCTGCGTCGATGTTGATGTTGCCCTCGGCGGCCTTCTTGATCGTGGCTTCGCTCAACGCTGTTGCAGAATCAACGAAAGAATCAACCACAATGTCTAGAGCCTCTGCTTCTCTTAGGCGCTGTGGGTCTACGAAGACGACCACTGGGTCGGATTCGCTACCCAGTACGACAAACTCTGCCTCGGCGTAACAACCTAAGCCCGTGAACGGCATACTGAAGATTCGTGACTTGGGCACAGTCGTGCCCATAACTATCGCCCCAAGGTCTGCACCACGCCTAGCGAACTCCTTGGAGGTAGAGACACTGGCAGACCATGAAGAAAGAGGTAGTTGCTCTACATTGAGTGTGGCGCTCAATCTAGAATCTGCCGCCTCAAAGGCTCTAGCCCACAACTCGTCACTCGTCAGCCCTCGGTAAAGAGTGACGGAATCCCCCGATGTCTCTGCCAACAAGGCTTGGGTGTTCTCGTACATCAACTCGGCTACCCGACGAATAACTGGCTTCGTTCTACTGTTGTAGTAACTGTCGTCAAGAATGATTGATCTGGAACGCTGAGTGCTGGGGCTACTTTGCAGGGTGAAGTCAGCAAGCCCAAACATCTCGGATACTTGGTCGTGAAGAAGTTGAGAGGTATTTGAGGCAGAAGACGTAGCCCAGCCTCGGACCAGTGTGTCTGCTATGGAATAGCCGTTATTGGTAGATATGGAAAGCACCCCTAAGTTCCGCAGGTTCTCCATAGAGGTGTACTTGTCCCCCGAAACTGAAAGGGGAGACATTATTGAAGGAACGGCGATTAGTTCTAGACGGCCCTCTTCTGTCCTCGTAACCCCTAAGGTAACATCTGATAAACCGCTGGCGGACCTAATCACGTCCGTTGTGTTGCCCTCCTTAGCCAGTGTTTGCAAGTCGTTTATTGCACCCCTCGTAAAGCCATCTTTCAGTTCGCTAAAGAGCCACTCACCGGCTGTCCAACTTGCCACAGGCTTGTCGCTAGGTGGCCGACTTACCTCTACTGCTGTACCCAATAACTCGTCAGAAACTCCCGCCCCGTATGCCTCAGAAGCCTTGGGGCTATTCCTAAGATCAGCCATCACTTTGCGTGCGCCAGTATCAGGGTCACGCTCTAACCGAAGGCGTTCAATACCCATAGCAACTTCTTCATCAGTGAACTGGGGGTCTGCTCCTAGTTCCTCCCTTGTCATTACAAGCCCAAACACTCGGTTCCCGAAGATATTGCGAATCCCATTGTCGTTGAATGTTCGTTGCTCAACTAAGCCCGTCAGAACTTTCTCAAACGACTCTTCGTCTACTTCAAGCGTCGATAAGGCAGGGTCAACCTGCGACCACGCCCGCACATTTGCTCCAATAAGCCGCATCGTCTCTCTCAAGTCGTCTTCAGAGAACTCTTTGTCCAGAGCGTCGCCTATGGTTCGGGCGATGTTGTCCTTCAGACCTTTTTCATAGCCCCCTGCTCTGTTGTAATCCCTCAGCCTTTCATGAGCCGTTTGGGCACTATCGAAGGCATCTTTACCCAGCACCACATGAGGCCCAGCCTTCCTCCGCCCGTGCGTCTTCTGATCGTGCTGGGTTCCAAGGTGCTTGGAAAGTTGGCTCTTGAGTAGTGCCGTCTTGATCTTCGACGGAACGCCCTCCCAGTACGGGGTGCCCTTGTATTCCTTGATGTGCTCGGCCAGAGCCTCATCGTCCTGTAGCCCGAACCTTTCCCGGTACTGCTTGGCGGTCGTTACGTCAGGGAAGTCGAAAGTCCGCTTTGGCCAATCTGCGTCTCGTATGTCGGCATCAGGGTAGACCGTCGGCAACGACGCTTTACTGATCTTTGGTAGTTCAGGATAGTCATTGATTATTTCGGCAAGTTCAGGTGTAGTGGCACCGCCCAAACTTGTGAGGTCAACAATAGGGAATACATCGCCATCTTTGTGAATAAAGATAGTTTCGCTTTCGCCAAAGCATCCAAGGCCGGTAAATGGCGTGGCGAAGATTCGCTCAACAGGAACTGTCTGGAATAGAACTTGCGCTCCCTTAGCAAAGGCAAGTGCGTCTGTTGCATCTATCGACCACGAAGAAAGCGGGCGCAACACGGCCTGCGCTTCATACACGGACTTGTCACGTTCCCGCTCAAACGGAAGACTGCCGAGAGGGAACGTCATTCCACGGGCGATGGTAACTTCCGAGATACCCATGTCTCGGTACATTTCTTGTGTTGAATCATACTGAGAGCGAACGGCTGTCTTGATAAGTTTATTAGCCGCAGGCGACAGGTCTTCTAGGCGTGGGTTGGACGACCTACCCAGTGTGTAGTCCTCAGGGCTGTAGCCTGCCGATGCCCCCAACTCAGTAACGGCGGCTTGCATCATCAAGACTGATTCAGGCGAAGAAGAAGAGTTTGACCAGCCGCTAATAAGTGCAGACGCTACCTCATTAGCAAGTCCTTCTGGCTCTCCATATCCGAGCGCCTCTTCTGAGGCCCGCCAAATGGTTTGCGGGTAAGACAACCTGATCTGATTTGACAGAACCTCAACACCCGCTTCTTCTGAAGCGCTAGTAATAAAGTCAGCCGCTTCCTTCCGGTTGTGTTCACCTTCCGATATGAGTGCGTCGACCGTCTTTGCAAAGGCGTTGACTGTACTCACATGAAGCGCCCTTGACGTAGGCCAGCGCTCAAGTTTCCGAGTGTCGTATCTTACGCCAAACGTCCCATAGTCTCTTTTGCCCAGTATGTTCTCGTCATCCGAAGCAAAGACTTTAGTGGTAATGCGGATGCTTTCCTCAAGTTCTTTGACTTGTGGATGGTCGCTACCAAGAACTGACCGGCCCTTCTCCAAGACCCACTCAGACGGCCTCACCAGTTCTCGCACAAGTTCGCTAACTGTGACAGTGGCACTGGTAACTAAGTTGCCTTCAGAATCAACTACCACTTGCCCTAACTCTGAATCAAGGCGAATCCTCAAGCCTTTCGCCTCAAGTGCTCTAACAAGGGCTGAATCCGCATGTGGAGAGCCATCATTTGTGGCTGGCCTTGTACTTAGCAGTGCCACCCTAGATACGAGGTCTAACTCGTATCTGCCGTTCTGTGCTCTAACCAGTGTGTCCATTCTGGAAGCGTGGCCTGCGCTAGAGGCTATTGACCTAACCGCATCTAATATCTCGCCAGTCGACATCTCAGCAAGAATGTCAGCGCCAATGCTTCTGGCCACGTCATCCTTGAGGCCGCTGGTTACACGATCATCGGCAGACTCAAACGAATCCTCCCAGTGGCCTTCGTCATAGTATCCGCTGGGATAGTTTGCACCCGCCCGACCTTTTACCCAGTCACGGTACTCAGGGCCAAATGTCACGAAGGAACTGATCTTCCTCCGACCGTGAGTCTTCTGGTCGTGCTGGGTTCCAAGGTGCTTCTCAAGGAGCCAATACTCGTACCCTAAGTCGGCGCTCTTGTTCATGAACTCCCGTGCCCGTCCCCGAGAGAAGATAAGGCCCGAGGCACACCGGCAGTTGGGATGAATCTCGGTGGGGTAATGGACTGGGCCGTTCGGCGTGAACCACACCCCGTCGATGGAGGCGACCTGCCCGTTCATCGGCCCACAGACATCGCAGACCCGCTCGTCTTTGGCGGTCATCCAGATACGCATGGCATCCAGCGGGACGAGGTTCGCATCCCGAGCCTGTTGCCACAACTCCCACTGGCCGTAACTCTGAGCCGCCCCGATCTCGGTGCGGGCGATCATGTCGGCCCGATAGTTGAGCAACCGGTTGGCGTACTGGTTCGCCAACTCCCGTGCCCGCCGAGCGGTGGAACCACTGGCAACGAGGTTGTCGTAGTAACGGGCAACGGCCTGAGAGTGCTGGGGCAGAAGGCCAGCCCGCTCCTTGATGAGCCGCTTGGCGTTCTGAATCGACATCTCGCCTTCGACCACCTGCTTGACGATCTCACGGATCGACTGGCGAACTGCCTCGGACGCATTGATGCTTCTCGCCCCGAGAGTTGCGGCGTACTGAGCGGCCCGAGGGTTGGTCATGTCGAAGGCGATCTCAAGGCCGATGGTGTCAGCCGTGACCTGACCGACCCGCATCATGGCATCTCGTAGCACGTCGATCAGTTCATCGACCGGCACGTTGAGGTTCCTGAGCACATCCTCAACCTGTGGGGTCATGTCGATGACCGTGCCATCGGAGATGTCTTGCAGGAGTTCTAGCAGTGCGGGATCGGCAATCGACTCTTCAATGGAGCGATAGAACGCCTGCTTGTACTGATCCTCAAACTGAACAGTCAGTGAGATGATCTCGTCAAGTATCTCTTCGCTGGAGAAGTCAGCGGAGGAAGGCACGGGCTATTCCTCCGTCTTAGCGTCTGGTGCGTTCTCCTGCGGCTTGGGTGCCGTCTTGGTAGCGGGGTTGTCGGGAGTCTGACCCTGTTGCTTGCCAGCATCCTCCATCGCACCGACGGCGGCCTCACGACGCTCGGGGAGGTGAGCCATCTTGCGGAGGTGGTTCTCCAGAAGGTCATCGGGGAAGAGCGGCGCACCGGCACCGGCCAACTGTTGAATGAACGTACCGATCTCGGTGAGCGGCGGTGTCTCAATGTCGCCGTAGGCCAACTCGGGCAACTTCTTGACCTTGAACCCGTTGACCTCAAAGAGCCTCGGGATGGCGTACTGGTTCATCACGGTGCGGATGATCTCAAGCCACGTCCGAATCGACACGGCGAAGAGGTTGGTCTTGTCACTGCTCAGGGCGTAAGAGCCGTGGTTAGCCTGACCGAGAAGGATGAAGTCGGCCAGCACTGTGGTGGCGATTCGCTGGTCGTAACGAGTGATGACCTGATTCGTGTCGAACTGGCGGGAGCCTCCAGCCGAAAGCAACTCCAACTTGTACATCTGGTTCCCGCCCTCGTCGTAGATGGCGGGGAGGATCAGACCCTCTTGCTGGTCACGGCGGATGTTGACGACCGCATCCTTGTAGTCATTGAAGATCGTCTGTTTCCAGCCGGGGGCATCGTCTCGCATGATGTCGGGGTCGACGTACATGATCGGGAAGCCAGCGAGGTCACGCTCAATGCCGATGGCTTCGATCTCTTCGATCCGCTTCTTGAAGTACCAAGGCCGATAGGCGTTCCGCAATACGGAACGTCCCTCGGGGTTGTTCTTGGCCGTCGTGGTGCGGAAGAGCAGGCTCTTCTCCATCGGGATGTAGGTCAGGGTGTAGTCGGGAGGCGAGGACTGGTACATGCCCTGAATCCCGCCGCTCTCATCGAACGCCCACTCTTGGCGAGTCTCCTGAGCACGAATCGGCAACTTCCTCCAGCCGATAGCGCCATCGTCGTACTTCGACCGGCGAGTTGAGTCACGTTTGTCGCCCTCTCGGCGCTTGTAGACGATCTCATGGAACGACCACCCGTAGGCGAGCATCGACAGAATCTCACTGATCGTGTCTTCCCATGACGTGCTCATGTCGTTCAGGCAGGACTCAAGGAACTTGGCCGAGCGCTGGTCTTCCAACTTGGTGGAGGCAGGCTGAACTCGCCACGGCACCTGTCGGACCAACTTGTCGATGGCGTAGAGGATGGCACCGACGACGGGATCGTTGTCCCGCATCTCTCGGTAGACCTGAATCGCCCGATAACCAGCGAGTTGTGGCAGGAACTCTTCCTGCACATATCCGCCCGCACGACGAAGGCCCGTTACACCTGTCTCGCCAAAGAGGTTCTTAGGCTTGTTCTCGGCCACAGTCTTCCGATCTTTCAGTGAGGGCAGTTCTCCGACTCACCATAGTCCCGCTCATCCCTCACGGCTAGGGTACGTCCCCTGCCATTGATCTCTCTCGCTCTCGGTCAAAGCCGCCGCTAATCCGTAGGGCAGTTCCGTGTTGAGCGACCAGATTCGGCAGTGCTCTAGCACCGGACATCCGGCGCAGATCGCTCGGCACTCCCTGACATTCTTGATACGGGAACACCCGTTCGGGTGGTGGTCGCACCTCTTGGAGCATGAGTGGCGGAAGAACTTGAGAGTTTGACCCTTGCAGGCGGCAAGCCCGAACCACTCACTCGCTAAGTAGTTGTTGTCCGTAGAGGGCAATGCAGGAAGCGTCAACGATGTCCTGATTGCCACCTGCTCGTCGGTGGAGAGCAGGCCATCGAAGTCGTAGATGTTTAGCGGCTTCTTCTTTAGTCGCATTGCCTCGCCCGACGACGGACTTCTTCCACGACGAGACATTGGCTGTTTGCGTGTCAAGTCCTGCATTATGGAGCGCCGCCTGTATGGCACCTGAGGTAAAGCACTGCACCATAGTAGACCGAACGCCACCTCTGCCGACGACAGGCGATTCGATAAATGGGTAGATCGTTGCCCCCGGCCATATCTGATTGATGTCGAAGAGCAGGGTGTTGGTCAGATGCCATGCGTTGTTGCAGGCTTCTCCACCACTCTTGCCAAGCCGCTTGTGGTGCTGGACGAAGAAGTCGATGTCAGTGATAGCGACAAATGTGACCTTCGTGGCCGCTGGGTCAATGCCGAGAACGACGAACTCATCCATACCCCATAGAGTATTCCATCTTGGCGTAAGTGACCCTGCGACTTCCGAGGTCAATCGCCCTGCCCGCCATCTCAGTGAACGTCCTCAACTCACCGGTCCTGAACTTGTACACCTTCGATCCTCGGACCACGACACCCGATGCCTCGGCCCGCTGGAGCAACATGGTCAACTCCATCGCACGGCTGTAGACGGCGTTGGCGTACTCCAGCAACGTCATGTCGCCTTGGTCGATTGGCGGCTCTTCGTGGCCCATGAGGACGGAGGTGTACTCGTCCAACTCGGCCTGCATCTCAACTAGGGATGGCAACCCTTCGTTCAGGTGGAAGAGCCTCAATGATGTCGTCTCGGTTGCGGAGTTTGTGGCAGACCCCGCCATAGGGGCAACGGTTGAATCGTGCGCCTTCTTGATCTTTACACTCATCCAGAATCTCCGGTAACTCGCCAGTTTCTATTGCTCGGTTCAGGTCTTGGAGGATGGACTCAATCTCGTCCACGATCTTCGGGTCTTTGGATACTTCGATCTCCTGCCACTGCTGTGACAACTTGTCTTCGTAGACAATGAGAGCCTGATCCAGCCCGCTCGCCATGAGGTAAGCGTTGACCTGTTTGATGTGGGCGGGCATCGCTCCACGACTGACAACCGACTGGTACTGGCTGGTGCCCTTCAACTCAAACATCCAACCCTCGTCAGTGTTCACGCCGTCCATCGACCCTGCCAGCCTGTACTCAGGGATCGACACCTTCACTTCGATGTCGGTGAGGATGCCAGCGTTGAGCAACATGATTTGCCAGCGCAGATGGCGAAAGTGTCCATCGTTGAAGAGGTTGCGGAGCGTCGGGTTGTACTGCTCACGCTTGTCGACCCCGTAATACTCAAAGACCTGTAGCCGAGGGCACTGGTACAACTGCGACGGGTGGAACACGCCAGACCGGTCGTGCTCGCTCGGGGCGAGGATGTCCAAGACCCGCTTGGCCGTAACTTCATCCTCTACTCGTACTCCATCATTGTTATTTAGCCATGCGTGCAACTTAGGCGTGATCTTTGTGTTGCGCTTGGCGATCTTGATGTGTTGCTTCAGACTCACTACATCTCCTTGGTCATCGTGATGGTGGCGGTCATGCCGAGGTGCTTGAACTTGATGATGAAGACCGGCTCCTTGGACTCTCTAGCCGAGCGTACCCAAAGGGTGTGCAACTCGTCGGCCTTCAGGCTGTAGGACTTGTTGGCATCTTTGATCTCGTACAACGTCTCAGCGTCCGATGCGTCGTGCTTGATCCTCAGCGCTCCCGAGTTGGGATGTGTCCTAGCCCCGAGGTCTTTAGCGATCTTCTTCTCGGTCAGCCGACCTTCTTGCTGTCGACTTCGTGGCTTCCACTTGGCTCCAAGAGTTCCTGCCGAATCATCTCCACTACCTCGGGATGATCCCTCAGCCAGCCACGGAACTTCTCGGCTCCCACTGTCTTCTCCGTCTCGTCTACCCACCACGACCTACCTTCATGCTTCACGATGCCCTTCTCCAGCCCAGCGCTGAGGGCGTACCCGATCTCGTCTACCTGTCCGCTCGTCAGGTCGAACGTGAAGAGCACGTCACGGGAGGGAGCCGACAACTTCGACTTCTCCAGTGTGGCACGAATCTTGTGGCCCGTGACTTGGTTCACGGTCGTCTTCTTGCCGGTGGAGTCGTAGGTATCGACCGACTCCTTCTCCTTCCCCGCCTTACGGAGCGCCACACGGTACGAGGCGTAGAAGGGAAGTGCTCGGCCACCGGGAACTGTCTCAGGGTCACCGAAGACGACACCGACGTTCAGGCGGGTTTGGTTGATGAAGAGGATGGCGGTGTGGTCGTTGGCGGCGGTCAACTTCCGCATACCGAGCGACATGAGCGCCGCCAGCCGAGCGGGCTGGACGGACTCCTTGGACATCCTCTTGGTGCTCTCGGCCTGCGGCAACGTGGCCGCCACCGAGTCCCACACCACAAGGTCGACCCCGTTGCGGACCAAGACCTCAGTGACATCGACCGCTTCCTCACCCGTCTCGGGGGCTTGGTAAATGAGGTCAGCGGTGTTCACGCCAATGGACTCGGCCCACACGGGGTCGTAGGCGTGCTCTGTGTCAACGATGGCACAGACTCCGCCGCTCTTCTGTGTCTGTGCAATGCACGACAGGGCGATGTATGACTTCAGGGTGCTGTAAGCCCCGAAGAGTTCCGTGAATCTGCCGGTGGGGATGCCACCGTCAAGCAGATGGTCGATGGGCAGAACGCCCGTGGGGAGACGCTTGACCAGAAGTGACTCGTCACTCCCGAGTTTGACTGTCCCCTCCCCGAGAGCCTTGTTGATCTCGGCCATCAACTCTTGGGCTTTGCTCACTACGTTCCTCGCTGTATTGGTCGGGGTCGAATAGGACTAACTGTTCACTCACTTGCCACTGCTCCACTGACGATCCTGCGTTTCTTCCAAGCCGCCAACAGTTGTAGTGCGTCGTCTTCTAGGAAGCGCCCCTCCCGAATCGAACTAATCAGGCAACGTGCAAGTTCGTCGGCCATCTCCATCTCTTCCAAGAGGACGTGGCTAGAAACGATGAGCGCCGTACTGATGGAGGATGCTCCCTCCTTGTCGATCTCGTTGAGCGCCTGCCAGACAGTCGTGGCGATCTCTCTCAGGAACTCAACGGCCTGCTCACTTGTGTTCAAGTCGTCAATGTCGATCAAGGCATAACTCCCACGGCTTTCAGTGCTCCCGCTTTCCTCAGCGACTCAAGCACACCGGAGAGGGTGCCGTCCGTCTTCCAACTCTTTCCGCCAGTGACGGACTTTGCTGGGCAACGGTCGATGATCTCGTCCACAGATTCGTAGGGCGCACTCGCCACAATAGCATCTGCGGCCTTAGGGCCAACTCCCTTGATGGAGGACAAGCCCTTGCGGATCGCCCTCCCCGATGGGTCGATAGCCCACAGGACTGCCGACCGGTTGATGCACGCCCCGAGAACGGGAACTCCGACTCGCCGTGTCTCCTTGACGTACTGGTCTTCCTTCGTCGTCCCCACCGATGTCTCCAGAAGAGCGGCGTGGAACTGCACCGAATGGTGCGTCTTCAGGTAGGCCATCTGATAGCCGAGCAGTGAGTACGCCGTGGCATGAGCACGGTTGAATCCGTAGGCGGCGAATCCTTCGACCAACTCCCACGCCTCTTCGGTCTGCTCGTCGGTCATCTCCTTGTCCTTACAGAGCGCCTCAAACCGGCGCTTGTTGTTGACAAAGATCGCCGTCGACTCGTCTGAGTAGCCGCCCTTGGCGTGCTTACCCTTGACCGCTTTCAGGAAGGCGTTGAGTTCGGCCACCGGCATCCCAAGGTCACGGAGGATGCCAAGCACCTGCTCTTGGAAGCACGGAACTCCGAACGTCTCCTGTAGGTGGTTCTTGAAGATCGGGTGCGGGTAAGAGATCGAACCCCTGTTGTCTCGGTTGTGGTGGAAGAGATCGACGTAGCCGCTGTCCCGAGTTGCGGGCCGATAGAGAGCGTTGACGAGGATCAGATCATCGACGGTCTTGACCTTGACCTCACGACATCCCTTGGCCGCCGTGTAGCCCTCCAACTGGAAGATGCCCGTCTCTGAGTTGCCCTTGCGTAAGAACTTGAACGTCTCCTTGTCGTCCAGCGGAATCCAATCCAGCCCGTCCTTGCCGATCAACTCCAAGCACCGACGAACCGTGGCCAGCGAGCGGAGGCCGAGCAAGTCGATCTTGATGTAGCCCGCATCCTCCACGTCGTCCATCATCATCTGCGTTACCTCGGTGCCCGAGGACGGGATGAGCATGGTGGGTATCCAATCGGATACGTTGTGTGTCGGCGGAGCACCGACAAGGAATCCAGCGGCATGGGCACCGGGGGAACGGCGCAGTGCCACGTCACCGAGCCTCCTGATTCGCTCGGCATCTTGTGGCCGAACTTCATCTAGGTCGTGGAGCGTCTTCACTTTCCCGAGCGTCTTCGGGAACTTGTCTCCAAGAATCTTGCGCTGAGCACTGATGTACTGGACGTAGAGGCCACCTCGGCCACTGTCCTCGTCATACGACAACTTGTTGTAGGTGCCGATCTGGACGACCTCGTACTTGCCCTGTAGGTATTCAATGACATCGGCTCGCCTCACGTCTTCGATGTCAAGGTCGATGTCGGGCGGTCGAATCCTGTCAGGGGTCAGGAATCGGTCAAAGGTCAGGTTCCACTTGAGCGGGTCGACCTGAGTGAACCCGAGAAGCCAGCAGACAAGTGAGCCAGCCGCAGAGCCACGGGCCATGACGAAGATGCCCTGCTCGTTGCACCACTGAACGTAGTCGTGGACGAGCAAGAAGTAGTCGGCCATGCCCAGCCCTTCGATCACGCCAAGTTCGTAATCCAGACGTGCTCCGTACTTCGGGCCAAGTTCTCTCCCGCCCATCGCCTTGAGGCAGAGGTACTCCAGCCGCCGCATCGGGGACTCGGCAATCTGCGGGACGTGGTATTGGTAGTCGTCCAGCACGGGGATGGCCAACTCGTTGGCTTCGATCAACTCTTGATACGACTGTTGCGCCGCATCCCACACCTCGGCGTGATCTCGGTAGTGAACCTTGACCCACGACTCCGAGGCGAGATGGTACGAGTCGCCGGGGAACGAGACATCGCCGGGATCGCTGGAGTAGGCGATGGACTTCATCATGTCGTGAAGTTCCTTCTCGCCCTTGTCGCAGTAGTGGCAGTCGTTCGTGATGATGGGCGGGCACCCCGTCTCTTGTGAGAGTCGGTGGAGCGCTTGAACTAGGCGGTCGTCATCCCACACTTCATGCTGGGTGTTGTGGTGCTGGACTTCGATGTACACACGGTCGAAGATCGACTGGTAGAACCGGACGAGCCTCTTGGCTTTCTCAATCCCATCGTCCTCATCTGGCTCTGAGACGATGGCCTGACAGACCTCCCCGAAGTAGCAACCCGTCAGACAAGCAATGCCCGAGGTAGCGCCATTGGCCTTGGCCTCCACGAAGTCGAACTCACTGAGCCTCGGCTTGTAGTGGTAGTGGTCACGGCGATGCGAAGTGCTGGAGAGTTGTGCAAGGTTCTTGTAGCCATCCGTCGTGTACGCCAGCAATGTGAGGTGGTGGCGCTTCGCCGTCTTGTCATCGACCTGCCCGACTGTGTATGCCTCAAGCCCGAGGAATGGGGCGAGGCCGTGCTTCTTGGCTGACTTGTACAACTGGAAGACACCACTCATGTTGCCGTGATCGGTCAGTGCGATCCCCGGCTGTCCCATCTTCGCCGCCTTGGCGACCATCGTGGGAATGTCGGCCATCCCGTCCAGACATGAGAACTCGGAATGGACATGAGTGTGAAAGAACATGGCCCTCCCTTCCTACCATGTTTGCTCAGATGTCGTCGTCTAGGAACAACGGCTCCATCGACATCATGCTGGAGTCGTAGTTGTCGTTCTCTTTGGCCAGCCGCTTCCAGCGGTATGAGGCCATGCTCCGTCCTCGTCCTGAGATGCGGAGGGTCCATTCAGTGATGTGCTGGGGGCACCGAACTACGGTCGTCCCGTAATCCATGCCCACCAGCCACCACTGACGGTCGGGGGAGTCGGCGTAAGTGATACGCCCGCACTTTCCGCAGAAGAGTGGCTTACGATCCCGCTGTTTCCGAGTAAGCGGCATTGTGCTTCTTCTGTCGTTGTGCGTCAGGCCCGTCCGACTTCGACAGTCGGAACCGAGCGTCGTACTCGCACGTCGGGTCGTATCGGTACAGGGTGCCGTGCTCGGCATCCCGCAGTCTCAGGATGGTGGCACCCTGATCCTCCAAGCCTCGCAAGACGTAGCCCATCGTCCGTGGCGAGAAGTTGCCGACACTCTCAATGATGTCGTTCCAACTCACCGTGTCTCCGGTGAGCAACATCTCGGCCACGTCGAAGCGCTTGGCCTCACGAACTCGGTCGAATGGATTGGTATGGGTAGCAGTATTGGACACAGTGGTCACTCCTTCGTATCTTCGTCGGTTGCACACTCTGAGCAGATGCCCAGCCCAGTGTCGTCGGGCTGTCGGCAGACTTCGCAGTACGATCTGGCCATGTGTGCATCGTAGTCATTGATGCAGTTGTGAGGCCAGTTACTTGCCGTACTTGAAGCGGACGTAGCCCTTGCGTGGCACCTCAGTGGAGTGCTGGGCGATGACCTCAACGGGAATCGCCCCCTTGGCCACCTGATCCTCCAGCATCTTGTTGTCGATCACTTGCTTCGTGATGCCAACCCACTGATCTTCGGTGAGTTCTTTCTTGATGGCATCCATGTCGAACTTCATGGTCGACCCGTGGACGGTGGTGGCGGTGACATCTATCCCGTTCTCGTAGAAGTTCATGGACTTGATGTCCTGCTCATCCATCTCACGGAGGATGACGGCCTCAAGGGAGGTCCGCTCGGCTTCCAACTCGCTGAGTTGTGTCTTCAGGCGCAGAAGCCGAGCAAGACGCTCATTCAAGAGTGAGCCGCTCATGACTCGTCCGAGGTCGGCGCATCCTTGATGCGGACCCACACGGCTCGGGTGCCGTCGTCGTTGCCTCGGCTCGTCACTTCCAAGCGGTCTTTCCACTCGGACTTCTTTCTCAGACTGCTGAGGTAGGTGTGCCCTGAACGGGTGCGGCGATCGAAGACTGCCCACTCGTTCGGGTGTTGCTCGGCCAGACGGCGCAGGAACTCCTGCGTGCCGGTCTTCTTGGGACCACGCTTGCTGGGAGCAGGCGGATTCTCAAGAATGATTCTGCGGTGCTTCTTGCGGTTAGCCATGTTCTTCTCCTTGGCTGGGTTGGGTTGGTTGGGGGAAGGTGTCCCCGCTGGCCGAAAGGAGGTGAAAAACCAGCGGGGACGATCTCACGCCTCGGCGGCGAGAATGATCTCGTCAACGAGTGCGTCCTTGGTCTTGCCCCGAGGGTCAAGATCAAGTTCAAGGGCGATGATGCGGAGGTCACGAACGGACATCTTCCGCAACTCGTCCTCGGTGTACGTCGTCTCGGCGCTGTCGTCGTCGGACTCCAGCGTCGGGTTGTCGATCTCGTCATCGTCATCGACATCGGTGTCGATGTCGTCGTTGTTGAACGAGTCGGTGGACTCTTCGACATCGGACTCCCCGAGCGCCATGTTGCGAGCGTCGACAAGGATCGCCTCCAAGTCCAAGAGGTCGTACTTGTTGAGCACCATCTTGGTCGGGCCGGTCGGAGTCACGTCGTAGGTCGTGTCCAGACCCTCGCCGTGCTTGTCCAACTCGTAGTTGCGATCAAGCAGAGTCTC